TATCTCTGTTAGTATCACTAGTGAATACAGGATACAAAGCTCTGTTCTTAAGTAGGTATCTAATTAATCTCTGCTCAAAAAACGAGGCTTTCTGTGCATAGTGTTCCATACTGAATGCTATTGTACCTCTATCTACAGATGCACTGTTATCTCCGAATTGAGTTTGCAATCCTTTATTCTTTAGCTGTAATGATAGACCAAATACAGCATCTTCTGCTGCTCTCCATGCTATAATAGGCTGAATGAATGTTACTAATGTCTCTTCATCAGGATCTAAAGTCTGATCATTGTACTTAGTTAGTAAGTCATTATAGAATGTAGTGCCTAAGATAGGCATGATTCTTAGCTGAGCTTGAGTAGCTAGGTAGGGAGTAACATTGTTTACATCTACATTGGCTGTGATGGGTGTGTTATTCTTTAGATAAGTTTCTGTTATAAAGTATAGCATCAGATTATAGGTGTTTGTGCGATTTGTGTTTTACTCTTATCTCCTCCAGGTACAGGAGGTAGTGATGCTAAGGCTCTAATCTCATTCTCTGTCATAGTCTCAAGTACTTTAGTAGCTACTAAAGGTGATAGACTATTAAGTGCATCATTAGTCTTAGAGGTATCTCCCTCAAGCTCTACTATTGCCTCGTTAATTATCTGATAGTTATTGATAGTGAAATCTGCATCTATCTTAGCTATGAATAACAGCTCATTAAAGATGTCAGATACCATATCTCTCAATGGCATTACTACATTTTTCTCAAATATGATGTAAGCCTGTTTAATATCTGAGCCATTACCTAGTGATCCTGTAGTACGGATTCCCATAAGTATAGGATCAATGGTATGACTAAAACAAATCTGCTCAGTGTTCAGCTGTGATGCCTCCTGGAATAGTTTATCATTACCATTGGTAGGTAGTGACTCTATTTTAGGCAGTTGGTCCTGTGAATTAGCAAAGAATGCTACAGCTTTACCTGCATTAGCAGCACCTTTCAATCTATCAATAGTATTTCTTATCATGTTTTTTTCCTCCTCAGACTGAGGTCTTTTAGGAAACATCATAGCAAAGCTAGGAAATACTGAATTTTGGATATTACTTTTAGCAAAGTAGCTAAGTTCACCTGATAAGAAAGCAAAGTTTAGAGCTGAGGTGTATTGAGGTAATGGATAGTAATCCTGTCCAATACATTCTACTTCATATACAAATAGTTGCTCATAATCTCTAGAGGTAGGTGAGTATCTCCTTATCTCCTGTACTCCAATCCTACTAGCCCAATCATCACAGATATAGTATCTCTTTCTATCTAAATTTACTCTAAGTTTCTCAGGGGATAGATTGACTATCTTTGTGAGCTTCATCTTATCATCAAAACATAGCTTGAAATATACTCTATTATGTAGTATCAGTTGCTGAGTTACTGCAGGAACTACCTTTTTTATGTTTAATTTTCTCTCTAATGTATATAGCTCTAGCTTATCCTGTGGAGTAAGTCTATCAGCCACTATATTAAATCCACCACCTACAGCTGCATTCACTTTATACCCTACAATAGAGCCATGTAATGGACTGCTATAGAATATCTGATTGAGTAGCTCAGGGAATAGGTTATCCTGCCCAAAGGGAATGTATCCATTAGTCTGATTCCTACCATTAACATAGGGTAGAGTTAGATTTGCACCTCCTACCTTTAGGAATGGAGTAGAGAATGATTGATATCCCTCTACTATTTCATGCTTTACTGTTTTAAAAAAGTCTTTTAATGCCATAATTACTCATAAATTGATGATACTATTGGTCCTGATACTACCATCCTGCCCTCTTCAATCACTACTCCTGTAGAGTTAGCAATAGTTGGAGGTGTGGTACTTGACTCATAGATGCTGTATGTATACTGTCCTTTGACTAGTTCCAAATCTACAGGCTCATCTAGCTCAAACTGATTGAATCTTTCAGGATAAGCTGATAGATCAGCAGTGTAGAATGTAATAGGTGCAGACAGCTTATCCATTTCATTCTGAAAAACAAATAAATAATAAGGAGTAGGCAGTGTACTTACCTCAGTGAGTGTAAGGATTATCTGATTGACCTCATCTTTCTTTATGTATATCATATAACTATATTATACTAAGGTCAAAAAATGTTTAAAAAAAAAGCTCTACAATATGCAGAGCTTTAATTATTAGGGTGTTAAGGTTAAATATTATTATTTACAGCAGCTTCAGTTATTGTCCACGCTAGGTGGTCAGCTTCTGCAAGTAGTGTAACACTGTACTTAGATCCATCAGCACGAGCTGTGCCTGATCCTTCTCCTGTAGCAGTTAATTGTAGGTTCTCAAAGTACCAATACAATCCATTAGCATCTAATACTAATGCACTTAAGTATCTTTGACCTGAAGCTAAGATATTAATAGCTTCTGACTTAGCAGCATCTCTTCTATTAAACATAAGAGTAATAGTCTGAGTTACAAATGTAGAGCCATTAATTAAATCTGATGCAGTCTCTTCTGTATAATTACCTGTATTTCTATTGATTTCAAATTCAGTATAATTTACAGATGAAGCTAATGTAGTTACCTCACCATTTACTGCAACAACAGGATCAGTAGTGATATTCTCCTGATCATTTAACCATATTTTTCTAATACCACCTGTGTTGTTGTCACAGGATTTTGTTATCGTTTCTAATGCATCGCATCCTAAAGGCATAATATAAGTTTTAAGTAAAGGGAGCTTTCACTCCCTTAGATTTATAAATTAGTTAATTAAGATGCAGAGTTGTAGAATACAATCTCATTCCCATTAACATGAGTAAATCCTACTTTCATATTTGCACGAGTTCTGATTACAGGCTCAGCAACAGTATCAGCTAAATTGATAGCTCGTAATGCTTTACCATCTCCCTCAGCATCAAATGCATAAATGAAATTTTGGCGAGGTGATGCAACAATCTTAGAAAGACTTAACATACCTGGACACAATACCATCTTAATACCTAAGTAAGTAAAGTCTAGAGCTTGTGTTAAGTTAGCCTGAGTGTTTGATGCAGCAACAGCAGCACGATAAGCAGTAGCTACAGGAGAAGATACATAGAATCTTAACTCTTCTTGATTAGCAATTACAGCAGGAGGGATAGCAGCATATACTAAAGCTAATTTCTCAAGTACATTTGCAGGAGTAATAGCTGGAGGTGTAGCTCCACCTACTTCAATTACATTAGCTGAATCAGCTACCAATCCTTTGATATATCCATCACATAAAGCTAAAGCAGCAGTACCTGATGCAGTATCACCTGACCATCGTAATTTCTCAATGTTCTCAGCGATTGTCTTAGACATCTCATTCCAATAGTAATCCATGAAAGATGCTACAGAGAAATCACCATTAGATCCTTTAGTCATTTGTAAAGATACAAAAGACTGCTCTAATTGGAATTGACAAATCTCAGCCATAGCTGATAATCCACATACATCAATCTCTACAGATGCAAGTTCGTCAGTTGAAGAGTTCCATCCACAGTTCTCAGCTTGTAAAACTTGACCAAATACTACATTAGAGATTTTAGTCTTATACTTTACTCCTGGTAGTGTACGATAGTTGTCTACTACTTCCTCATTCAAATAAGCTCGGCTATAAAATGCCTCACTGTTAGCTTGTAATAATGCAGATGCATCAATGTCCAAGTCAAATTTTAATTTTCTACTCATTTTTTTTGTTTTTTATTTATTAGTTATTGTTTAAAAATTTACTTACCATACTAAATTTATCATGCTGTGATAATTTAGTAGCTTCTACTTCTACCACTTCCTCACCTTCAGACATTACTTCCTCCATGTGATTTCTTAAATCAGCTATCATTGCTATAATAGCATTGATTTGCTCATCAATTACAGGTTGTACTATAGCTAGTATAGCTTCAGCATCAGCAGCAGGATCTATAGCCATCTCTTCTGTGGCAGGTGTCTCTGTAACTACTTCTTCTTCTACTACTGTCTCTAGTGCAATCTCTTCTGTCATTGCTTCTTCTTCAACAACAGGTGCATCTTTTATCTCAGTAACTTCTCCATCAACAACGATGTAGATCTTACCCTCGATTAGATGTTCTCCATCAGGTAACTTCATACTATATTTATTATTTAATTGATTACTTAGTTTTAAGCCTAGAAATCCCTCTATTGAGAAACCTATCTGCTCATTCTTTACTAGCTCATTATAGTACTCTTTATCAGTTACCTGAGCTGTTACCATTAATGTGCCTTTAGGTACTTCAATACCATAGCTTGAGTAGGCTTTATCTTTCTTAGGATCTTCTACTATCCATGCCTCAAGTACATAAGCAGGAACTGTCTTATCAGTATCATGCTCTAGGTTAAAGACATTTCTATTAGATAGGTCCTGCATAAATTTAGAATGTATCTGCTCAATAGTCTCAGCTGTAAATTGTACATAATACTCCTCATCATTCTCATCATTCCTATATATCTCCATAGGGATCATGGCAGGAGCTACTACTCTATACTTCAAGTCATCTGAGAAAAACAATTTTTTGTTCTCACTAAATGCCATCCCTTTAGTAACAATAGCAGGAGTTGAGGTGAAAGCTATCTGCTCTATACCTAACTCTTCACCATCTGAATACTCAGGATCTATTGTTATTTTATAGATTGGTATATCTTTTGTCATAACTATATTATATTTTTTTTATATTTGTTCAAAAATTAAAACTATGATAGAATTATTCGGCAAAGAAATCCCATCTAAGATGGATGAATTAACATTAGAGCAGTTCCAAAAGATATCTGCTATCCATAATAATGAAGAGTATGATACTCTTGAGAAACACTGTAAAGTCTTTGAGTACTTAGGCATTACAGAGGATGAGATGGATGTGGACTTTGACCTGTTCTTAGCTAATGTTAAGGAGTTTAATAATAATAACTATACTCATAAAGATACAGTAGAAGAGATAGAGCTAGAGGGATATACTTATAAGGCTGAGATGAAGCTCTCAGTGAAAGATAGTAGGATTGTTGAAAAGATTGTTAAGAAAGATAATAAAGAATATATATCAGACATTATGGCTCTTATGTTCAAACGAACTGACTTGACTAATACTGAGCATTATGATCCTGCACATCTTAAACACAAAAGTAAACTATTCAGCAAGCTCAAAGCAGATATCTCTAT